CTGTAACTTGGGGACAAGTGGTCGCTCCGCAGTCTCAGATCGTAGGGGAACCTTCTCTGGGCCCGCTGCCTCTTGGAGGAGTAGGCCACAGTTCAGGAAGGGAAGTTTGCAGAAAGTACTGCCCCCTTTGTGGATCCAAGACTCGGAGTTGACGGTGATGAAGTTGGGAGATATGTAGTTCTTTCCCAGACTTAGGGAGAAACCAGCTCTATCCACCCACTTCTTCCAGACCTCGTAAAAGGCAGCATTGGCCTTGAAGAGGATATCATCACCATTCACAAGAACCGGAAGTTGTTCCTTCTTGAACTTCCTGCCCGTGTACTCTTCCAGAGCGCACCAATATGCGGCAAGATTGACCGCACAGAGGACAGGAAAGGACAGAACGGAACCCATCAATTGTCCATTGAGCATCGTAAACGGTTCGAGACCGTTGTCCTTTGTGACCAGTCGGCCTGGGTAACTGACATCGTGACGTCCAAGCACCTTGCAGCAGACCTCCCGCTCCTCAGGAGTGGCCTGGAATGCGTCAAGCATGGCTCGGAGACAGCACTGGTTGACCTCCAGTGAGAGGCCGTCAGTTGCCGCTGAGTAATCACCCGATACCCACTGGTCAAAAGGAAGATCAAGGTCATGTGTTTTGAGCTCCAAACCGAAGAGCATCGAAGCATCCACCGGACAGCCGGTCAACTTGAATGCTTCGACCTCTTGGAGCGCATTCCACATGGCCTTCTGGAAAGTCTGAGCGACAAAGTAAGGGATGGATTCACCTTTGGTGATCACGCGACATTTGAGTGGCTCCAAACAGAGCTCAACCTCAGCGCGTAGATTCCGACCCTCACAACGTTTGGCGGCAAATTCCAGGAACGTACGGTAGGAGGCAAGTGGCCATCCTCTCCGTTCTACGACCTTGCCGTTTCGCTCATACATATCCAGGAGTGGGGGTTCGTCGACTAGACGGTGATCTCGGTCTTCATTGATCAGATGCCGGTTGACATCGGAGACCAACCTTCTCCGCCCCCCCTCAGATCTCGGACACTCAACAGAAGCATGGTTGGAAGCGGTACGAAGGACTCGGTCCCACTTTCGATCTAGATAGACCCGCTTCCACCTTGAATGAAGGCTGATACGACGACCATCCTCGTTCGTCTTCCCCCAAATGGCTCGAAACTTCTCGGAGAATTCGTCGCCATGGGAGAGCTCAAGGGGTCGTGACAATGCCTTCTTATGCTTCTGACAGGACAGGACTTCGAACTCCGCCGGAACTGGCGCGCACCCGCGCTTCACACCTTGCAAAATGCCGGTGAAGACGGTGCCCGCTCTTATGCTGGTAGTTCTCGAAGCCAGCAAATTCCGGAAGTGTTTTCGCAGTGGACCCCGTAGAGGGAAATCCATCGAAGCCTGAGCCGGCGGGAGGAAGGGTGGGCGTGCGGACTGAATCTCCTTGTCACGCAGCCATCGGGCCATCGGCCACGCCACCCAATACTTCAGTACAGCCACCTGTTCAGCAGGAGATAGTGGCCAAAGAATACTGAAGACCTCTCGCAAGTCTGCCAACTTGAGACGCAAGAAAATCGAATCTGCATCCAGCAGCACTTCAACGAGACTTCGAAGAAAATATGCGCTGTTGAGAAGGGCTATCCACTGTTGGTTGCCCAGATGCAGCTTCTTCTTGCGCCCAGCCAGGGAGC